AAGGAGTAAACACTATCGACATAGAACCTATAACTTTAGAAATACCTGAGCAACCTACTGTAGCAGAAGTAGTTAGAACACTAGAACAAGACTACGCAGACCTGGCTGCTGCCGGGGCAGACACTGCTACCTTGAGTGAGTTAGCTAGGGAGATTGATTCTTATAGAGACAGACAGAGTTCTTTACCTTCTATTGTATCTGAGGCTGCTGCGTCAGATGTGATAGAGAACGCTCCAGTTAACTATGATGCGTTTGGTAATGTAATATCTCAGCCTGAGACTGAAGTGTTAATGTCAAGACAAGCACAGATAGTAGATCCTGTAGATGATCGATTTATAAATTACATAGAAAGAGTTGAAGGATATAAAACAGGTAAAGGTAAAACTCCTTTTAGATATGAATCTCCTGAAGGTGGTCTTGATACAGTAGGACTAGGGCATAAACTTACTCAAGATGAAATAGATAGTAATTCTGTTTATGGTTTTGATTTAGACACTCTAACAAAAGAACAAGTAAAAGAAATATTTAGAGAAGATTTAATTAAGTACGAGAAGATGTTAAAGAGTGATTTAAAGACAAACTATAAAGAGTATGAGATGGAACAACCGATAGATTACGATACTCTCAATCAAAAGCAAAAAGAAATGTTTCTTGATTTTACGTTTAATTTAGGAAGTTTAAAAAGTTTTCCTAAGTTTACAGAGGCAGTATTAAAAGGTGATATGGCTACCGCTAGAAAAGAATATAAAAGATATTTTGAAAATGATAAAGGAGAAGTTAAAGAAGTTAAAGACAGAAACGAACAATTCTTTAAAACATATTTAAAGTAATGGAAAACTTCATAGTCAACTTCTGGGAGATCATATCTGGTCTTCTCATCGTAGTGTTCCTGGCAATAACTTGGAAGGCAGAGATTGGGGCACGCATCTCAGTGTTAGAAGAGAAAGTACGCGCCCTGTTTGATTTAATTAATAGTAAGAAAGATTAGATCTCACACACCCCTGCTGTACAAGCCAGTGTTTGTGTTCCTTCTACATTGTCATCTACCTCAATGAGACTATCCCAATCAATAGTATCAGGCATATTATGAAGCAGTTCCAAATACTCTTCCTCATTGCACTCTTCGTATGGTGCTTGGCGATATGTTCCACCATCATAGGGTAAAAAGCTAACACCACTGATATCATCGAAGTTCTTCCAACACCATGCCCCTACCTCAACCCATTCGTCCTCTTCAACAGAGATAGTGACTGATGGCTTGTGTTCACACCAATGCTTCTGATACATCATCCATAAGTCTAAGTGTTGTACTGCTGTCAAGTCCTCACGCAGTAGTGCGTTGTCAGGTGCTTTCTTAGGAAAGCTAAAGACAGTAGTAGACTCAGGACGCATGACACAATCCTCTGCCGGTATACCTTGTTCTGTCATAAACGTGGTAAGAGGATCTTTCTTATCGCCTCTAACCCTGCGTACATAATACTTACTATGTCGAGGATGAATACCACTGGCAGAATCAACAAGCTGACTAACAGTGCCAGAAGGTTTAACACAAGTGATGGCAGTAGAACTAGGAATATTGAGGTCAGTGGATAGCTGTAAGTTAGTATCAACTGCAACGTCTTTGAGTCGTTCAAGAAGTGTTTTAGTCTGTTCAATAGTATCTCCTAATAGTTTATTGTCAAGGATACCAGTCAGTGACACACCCAGTAGTCTCTCAGCCTCAGTGTTCTTCTGCCATATCTTTCTAAGGTAAGGAAAATGTGTCAGAGTAGATTGTAATGTACCGAGAACTGTAGCTAGTCTGACTTTACGTTCAAGGTCGTACATCGAGTCACCTTCTCTGACCACTACCTCAGATAGGTTACAGAACTGGTATGGTCTAAGGATAATCTCTGAGCATGGGTTAGTACCAAACTCATGGTCTGTTTCCCTACGTCCATTCTTCTTAGCCTGGTTGACAGCAGCTTCTCGATTGAAGATACCTCGCTCACCACTGTGACTATGGTACAAGCTGGTCCACTCGTTCATGAATTGTCCAACGTCAGGCTTAGTAGCATAGACAGCAGAGTTGTTAGCTAGAGCACGTTGAGGATTAGCTTCCCACCATTGTCCTGTCTTAGCATGACGCATCTTGTCATCCTCTAAGTCAGACAGTGATATCATAGCTGAACGTCTAACACCACCTACTACTACAACCTCAGCTACCTTACACATAATGTCGTGACACTCTAGTGTGTTGAGCTTACGTCCTGCTGCACCCTGGAACTTAGTAATTACAAATTCAATCAACTCATTAAGTGGTGCTGGTCCACTAGCTCTACCGCCAAAGGTCTTGAGTCTAGCACCCGCAGGTCTGATCTTTCTTAAGTCCCACTTAGGTATCTCACCGGAATACAGTAATGCGATGACCTGACGTAGTGACTTAGCCCACCCTTCTTTACTGTCGGCTACAACGATAGTCGTGTCTGACTTGAACAGCTTCTCAGGGATCTCAGGTAGCTTGTCAACGTACTTATGCTCAACACTGAAACCTACACCAGTACCACACAGTAGTATGTACATTGCCTCATCAAATGCTTTAGGATCATCAACAGGTAAATAGCTGCAGTTGTACCCTGCCGTATTGTCCCTATCAAGGGCTTTACCGGCTGACATAACAGAGCGCATAGACGGCACTACTTCTAAATTTTTAATCGCTTCACGAAGCTCTGAGTCCGTCTCAACAGGCAATATGTAGTTATGTTTAGACTCCAGATTATTTTTCATAAAGTCCATGTATCTATCTACTGTCTCATACCAGTTCTCTCTACGTCCTTCGTCCTGTATAAATCTGCAGTAGCGAGACTTAGCAATATACTCTTGATAAAAATCCATCATTCTATTTCCTCTATAAATTTGTCATAATTATTTTCTACAATATCTTCAAATCTAGTTAATATATCTAAAGATGTAATATCTAACATTTCAATTATTTCTATTTCATCTATTACAGATAATTTTTCTATAAGTTCAGGAATCGTGAGATTCATCTGAGTTCTCCATGTCTTCTATTTCCATCAGCACCAACGTACAGTATCCTGAAATGTCCCTCCAGGAGTCATCATATAACGGATCACCGTTAAGAATCCTAGCTAATTTGTTTGCTATTAACTCAAGAGACTCTAACATATAAGCTGGCATTAGTGGGTAATTACGAGAGTTCTTAATTACTTTCTTTATGTCCTGACTGATCTGACTTACGTCCCTATATTCACCATAAGTACCTGCCCTGGTTTGTAGTACCTTTTTAATTTCCATATTGTTTCCTTAGATAGTTTATCGAAACAGGCATCTCGTCGAAGCTACCACTAATGACTTCATTAAACACCCACACACCAGACCAGCTACCGTTAGTCTGAGGATTAAGATACTCCTCATCATGCTGATAGAAGATACCAGCAAATAGACCAGTGATCCTAGAGCCATCAGCTTTCTTACTGAATGAGATAGCTCTATCTTGAACATGACCCATCACACAGCTCATGTGTTTCTTTTGTAATAAAAGATTAGGACTACTGACAGGTCTACCCATAACACCAGAAGTAAAGTAGTGACTGTAAGCTATGCCGTTGATGACCGCTACATCGAGAAAAGGACGGACCTCCCAGTTATATTTCTTTAAATTAAAATCATCATAACCAACCAGTCCTTCCAACTTCCTGTCTGACTCAATAGCTCTATCAATACGATACTCATGGTTTCCAATAAGAAAAACCTTTTTAGGCTTCCAGACTTTCTTCTTGTTTAGTCGCTGCCTTTTCTGTTCTGCAACGATAGGTTTCATGAAGGTATCCATAGCCTTGTTACCAGCCTCGATGTCATCATGATAAGTTCTACCCTCAAACGATTTCTTACCAATGTCATAAACACTAAGGCTGGGCATATCCCAGTGATCTCCCAGGTGAACGATGACATCAGGTTTAATCTTAACAGCGTACTCACCTGCCCACGCTAAGTGATCGAATGAGTTGTTAGGCTTACACTGTGTGTCAGGAATTATCAAATGTCTCATTGGTTCCTTTCAGTAATTTAACATAATACTCAGCATCAATAACAGCTAGAGGTTTAGAATGATTCTGCTTAATAATAACCACAGGTTCTCTACCTTCAGGGCAATTATCAGCAGCTTGAGAATAAAAAGCATAAACAGCTATAGACTCTCTTGATTTACATTCAATAGATATACCGAGCTGATCTCCTACGTCTTGAGAGAACTGTATGTCCTCACCTCCAGCCCCCATACTTGTTGATCTTACATCGGACCGGGAAAACGAGAATTGTTCAATAAGCTGATCTCTGAACCATTGTTGGAGCTTTCTACCTTTTGCTTTTGCGCTTTGGGTTTTGATGGCTTTCTCCCTATATCTAAAAATTTATCTAGTCTTACTTTCTTAATACTTTTAATCCACTGTTTAGGTATGTGTATCCTAGAGTTAGACTGATCGTAAGAGATTGCAGCAGCAAGACAAATAGCATCTTTTGTCTCGTCAACAATAAACCCAATACTTAGAACAGGATGGACATCAGCTTTAGAATTATCCTCCCATCCTGCATCAGCAACAGCATCAACCCACTGGACATAACCTATCGTGAAGTGTTTGGCGGTTTCCATAATTGCTTCTCTTTTCTTCTTATCCATAAGAGCCTTCCACGTTCAGTTAGTTTATCAATGTCATGATCATACTTCTCACTCACAGCTTTGAAAAGACTTTTCTCAGTTGTGCAGTTCTCCAGAATCTTCCTGGCTTTGACTGGACCAATACCTTTAAGACCAGGTATGTTATCAACTCTATCACCAGTAAGAATCTGAATGTAGAAATTCTTAATGGCTTGAGCTTCGGTAACATAATACAAATCTTCTTTGACAAAGTTGTAGTGCCATCCTCTAATCATGTCTAAGTCTTTATCTATAGTCATGACGCAGCTAGAATCTTCTGGTAATGAATATGCTTTTATTCCGATAGCATCATCAGCCTCTTGACCTTCTTGGATCGTGACTGGGAAAC